TGCTGCAAACTCAGCGGCAAACACTTCACTAAGTGGGGCAACGATTAGCTTGATGCCAAACTCGGTTGAAGTGTTTACCTTTAATGCCAACCAGTTTTTCACAGGCGCAACGTCATCCGGCACTGCTGTGGTGACGATTGTTCCGGGGGATGGATCATAATGCTACGAACTGCCGGTGGTCTGACTGTCAATCAAACCACGCAGTTCGGTGGCTATTACGGTTCTTTCTACAGTTCCGAAGACCAGTTTGATGGCGTCAATACACCGACGCTCATGTACTGTGAGGTTACAGCAGACAATGCTGGTGTCACTATGGAAACAGGTGATAGCGGCAAGAAGTCGCGCATGACCTTTGCCAATGCCGGAACGTACAACATCCAGTTCTCAGCACAGTTGCACAACACTGGCGGTGGTGGCGCTGGCAATACCGTCAACATCTGGTTTCGACTGAATGGCACAAACATTGCCAATTCAGATACCAAAGTCACTGTGCCTTCTAACGCACCTTATGTGGTGGCTGCGTGGAACTTTATTGTTTCTGTCGCTGCAACAAACTACGTCGAGTTAGTTTTCAAAAGCGATAACGCTAACATTGGTTTTGAGAATGAACTTGCCACAGCCAATAACCCTGCAATTCCTTCCATCATTATGACTGCCGTACAAGTGAGGTGATCACATGAAACAGTACATCCTTGATCGTGCAAGAGAGCCATCCACATGGCGTGGTGCCATCCTGTTTCTGACTGCGATTGGCGTGCCGATTGCACCGCAAATGGCTGAGGCCGTAGTCACTGCTGGCCTTGGAATTGCCGGTTTGCTAGGAATGCTGACTAAAGACAATTGACATGGACTGGTCAAAGTACCCCAGTTTTCAGGCCATTGAGTTTGACTGCAAGCATTGCGGTAAAAACGAAATGAAGCCTGAGTTCATGGAGAAGCTGCAAGAGTTGCGTAATTTGTATGGCAAGCCCTTGCGGATTAGCTCTGGTTACCGTTGCCCAAAGCATCCCATTGAGGCGGCTAAGAAGACCTCTGGCGCACACACTACGGGTCTTGCTGCTGATATTGGCGTGGATGGTAGAGCTGCGCATGAAGTCCTAACGCTTGCTGCCAAGCTAGGCTTTACCGGCATTGGCGTACAGCAAAAGGGTACGGGTCGATTCATCCATGTGGACATGGTACAAACGCCACCTAGACCAAACGTGTGGAGTTACTAATGGCGAAGAAAGGTGTCAGTCTAGCTATTGGGCGTGGTGAGAAGCTACCTGTGAGCAAGGGTGCTGGCTTAACTGCGAAGGGTAGAGCCAAGTACAACCGCGAGACTGGCAGCAATCTCAAAGCCCCTGCGCCTAATCCAAGGACTAAGAAGGATGCAGGCCGCAAGGCAAGTTTCTGTGCGCGTATGGCTGGTGTAGTACGCAAGGCTAAAGGGCCAGCTACACGGGCAAAGGCTTCGCTACGTCGCTGGAACTGCCGATGAGTCATCAAGCGCAGTTAGACTTTGTGGCTGGCTTGCGTCATAAGTTTCCTGAATACTTTATTCGCAAGAGCGTGCTAGAAATAGGCAGTCTAAATATCAACGGTTCAATCAGACCATTCTTTGAGCAATGTGCCTATGTTGGGGTTGATCTTGGCGAGGGAGCCGACGTTGATGTGGTGGCTAGAGGGGAAGACCTCACCTATCAAAATGATAGTTTTGACGTTGTTGCAAGTTGTGAATGTTTTGAGCATAACCCTGAATGGGTGGCGACGCTAAAAAACATGATCAGGATGGCGTCAGGTTTGGTATTCTTTAGCTGTGCTACGACTGGACGCAAGGAACACGGTACACGCAGGACTGGCCCACAAGATGCGCCATTCTGCGGTGACTATTACGCCAACCTAACTGAAGAAGATGTGCGGCGGGAAATAGACTTGTCAGTATTTAAAGTCTATGAATTTATAAGTAATGATACGGTTCACGACTTATACTTTTGGGGGATCAAATGAAAAAACGAGGCGATCCGGGATTGTATGAGGCAATCCATGCTAAACGTGCCAGAATCAAAGCTGGTAGCGGCGAACGTATGCGCAAACCCGGATCAAAGGGTGCGCCTACGGCTGCTGCTTTCAGACAGTCTGCCAAGACTGCGCGTAAAACTTCTCGCTGATCTGCTGGCTGTAGCCTAGACCTTTCTCCCTAGGCTTTAACCCCGCCTTCCTCTGGCGGGGTTTTTTTCACTCACTACCCATCAAGCCGCCTTCAAACAGGTAGGTTCCCATGTGACCCATTTGGCACCAAGGCGCTGCATAAATCTTGCCGCCAATCTTGCGCCACTGGTGACAGAAGAAGTAATCCTCTGACAACAAGCGCTTGCTCTTTGGATCAATGGGATCAAGGAAGAAAGCGTAGATTTCCTGCCCTGCCAAATGCGTCATGTCGCTAACGTAAGTGTCTGTGTGAGGCTTCAATTGCTCAAAGACATCACGCTTAACCAGCATGAAACCAGTACCAAGGGCTGATACCTCACACGGCTGATCTACTGGCACGGTAATGGAAGTCTCGCCTTCTAGCAGATTGACCACGAAGCTGCCAGTATGGTTTTGCAAGTTCTCTTTGCCATCCAGCACCGCTTGCTTAACCAATTGCCAATTGATTTCCTTCTTTGGATAGATTCCACCTATGACGTCAACATCGGCCTCAAGCATTTTGACTGCATCCTCTGCCCGAAACTTGATGTCAGCGTCAATCCAGAATAGGTAATCAGCATCCCCTTGCAGGAATTGGTGCGCCATGTTGCAACGTGCGCGAGTAATCAGGCTTTCATTGAACATAAAAGCGCAAGAAGTCTTGTAACCCTTGGCACCTAAGACATTGATCAGGTTAATCAACGACTGAACATATACACCAGTACACTGCCCACCAAACATTGGCGTCGCTATAAAAATATGTTTATTTGACATGAGTCCACCTTGTTCCTGTTTTAATTTGATTAATTGACGATGTTGTAACGCCATATTTCAAAGACAAAGATTTAACCGAAACACCCGTGCCTAATAGGTATTTAATGTCTTTGACATCAGCTTCAGTTAATTTTGCCATTGGATTGCGCTCTCCAATCGTGCTGCGTCCCTTCTTTGCCATGTCCTGCAAGTTTTGCTTTTGAGTACCTAAAAACAGGTGTGCTGGATTGACGCAATACACGTTGTCGCAAGCATGGCAAACATACATACCTTCCGGTATTTCTCCGATAAAGGCTTGATAACTTGCCCTGTGTGCGTAGTGTTTTCTGCTGTGGCTTTCAATCTGCCCATAACCTCGAACAGTAGTTGTACCCATCCATATCCAGCAACCGGCTTCAGGGATTCGCTCAACTTTGGACTCAATTCTTTCCTTAGTGATTTCTTTAGTTTTACTCATGTGATCTCCGTAAGGGTGGGGCGTGCCACAGTGACGCTGCGCCCCGCAACGCTCCTAACTACCTTCAGGCGAAGGTTCATCCTGTGGCTGATGGGGGGTTAATTCGTTACCTAACAGAGTCAGTAAGTCGGGAAGTCGGAGCATGGCTAAAGACTTATTACCATCCTCACGCATGATCACAAGGGGTATTTGACCTATCTCGCAAGCCTTCTCTGCTTGCTCCATAAAATCATACACTGCAATCTTGCGTCTGCGTTTACATTCAATGAGATATTTGCCAAGGATTAAGTCACCTTCATCCGACACCTGATACTGCTTCAGATTCCGGCGAATGCGTATGCCTAGTTGATCAAATATCGCATTGGCGACTTCACGCTCATAGCTTGCGCCACGCTGCCTGTTAAGTTTGCTCATGGGAAGGGGTGGGGTACTCGCTGCACTGGCTCTATCCTTGACGATTTGTTAATCATCAAACCAGCATCCGCTTTCCCCCAAAAAAGTTAATAGCAGTTTGTCTGACAGCTATTGCCATAACAGCACGTTGTGCAAGTCACACAACGACCACTATCACAGTAGGTATTGTAAGTGCAACTTGCCCAAACCAGTGGTGCGGTAATCGCTAACCATAGCGCAAATAGATATTTCATGTGACCTCCATCAGAAAGGAACATCGCCATCATCTTTCCGCTTGCTAGGGAAAGGGTTGACATTGCCGGGGCCGGTACTCTCAGGTGGCACCCAAGTATCTTCTTTGATCGAAATTAGCGCACCTCCTTTCGTGTCCTTAGTCCATGCTGCCAGTTTGATTGTGTCACCCGGAGCGTAGTGTTCAGATACCTTCAGTTCACCACGCCAATCAGGGCTACTTGCCGACTTCTTATTGCGGTTGCTCAGTAGTACGCCTGTACCCATCTTGCGTTCAATGTCCTGCTTGTCCATCTGTATCCTCCTTAACTAATGTGTAACGTGCTATTTCTTTGTCACCCACTTTTACGATGTGTGTCTGGATGATGTGACCGTCTTTCCTAAGTTCTTCTATGCGTGCCGCCAGCCGTAGCACGCCGTACAGTCTCAGGCTATCAAGGGCTGTGATGCCATCACCTTTTTGCAAATGATCTAGGATCATGGCTGATTGCCCCTTGCCGCTGGCTGGCTTCAACCCTTTTTTATCTGCTGATCGCACGCCTCCTTTGCCCTTTTGACATCCTTAGTCCACGCCTCGAATAGCACTGGCTTATCTGTTTCGATCATGCCAAGCACAAAGTCATTTGCGCCTTCCAGTGCTGTGATCTTTGCCAGCTTCTCAGCGGCGTTTAACTTGCCGCTTGCCATGATGCTATTAACCATGTCCAAGTAGCCGTTGACAAACTCATCATCGTTAGCATGGTAGGCATAGGCTTCGGTCTTCCCCGGGACCATGAAAGCCACACCTGTGGTTAGCTTTGGTGGTGGTGCAGGTACTTCGATGGGTGCGACTGCTTGCGGAACAATCAGAGGCTCTTTACGCGCTTCTGGGATGGTTTCAACTTCAGTTTCATCAAGCATTCCGAGTCCACAATGTGCAAGAACCGACCTGCGTATTGCTTTCGTAGTCGCTTTAAGGATGGCATTAGCCAATCTCTCGCCGACAAGGGTTGAAACATCCACTGCGCCTTGATTTTCTGAAACTCTTCCGTCAGCGCCCGTGCATCGGACGGAGACAATGTAAATTCCATCCACACGTTCCCGATGCGTAATCTGAGTGGATAGCTTGTGGAGCGCACATAGC